TGGATGAGATCGGTGATCAAAACCCAAAGATATGGAATGAGATTGTTCGCCCTGCTCTCGCTGACCGTCTTGGCTGGGCGCTGTTTCTAGGAACACCCAAAGGTGCAAACCACTTCAAAGACTTCCGAGACCGAGCAGAGCAAGAACCCGGCTGGAAACTACTTGAGTTCAAGGCATCGGAGACGGGCATACTTTCTCAAGATGAACTGTCCGCTGCCAAGAAAGAGATGGGCGACGCGAAGTACGCCCAAGAATTCGAGTGCAATTTTGATTCTCCGGTTGAGGGAGCGTTCTACGCACAGCAAATTGTGGATCTCGCTCCTGAAAGATTTAAGGAATTTGCCCGAGACGATCTACTTAAAACCTATACGGCGTGGGATCTGGGTGTTGGTGATTCGACAGCGATCTTCGTTGCACAGACGATGGGCAAGGAGGTCAGGATCATCGACTACGTTGAGAACCACGGGCAGGGACTAGCCTGGTACGTCAACTGGATCAAGGACAACAAGTACGCCACGGCAGAGCATATCCTCCCGCACGACGTGGAGGTCAGGGAACTAGGAACAGGCAAGAGCAGGAAAGAGATCCTGCAAGACCTAGGACTCTCTATCACCGTCTGCCCAAGGTTAGGGGTGGACGACGGAATACAGGCGGTCAGGAGACTTCTGCCTAACTGCTGGTTCCATCCTAAATCCAAGCAAGGATTAGACTGTCTGCGAAACTATCGCAGGGAATACGATGAAAAGCGTCAGGTGTTTTACGACAAACCCTTACATGACTACACCTCTCACGCTGCTGATGCGTTCCGGTATCTTGCCGTCGGTATGAACCAGACGAGCAACTGGAGCAAACCAATTAACGCCAACATCAAATGGATTGTGTAAATGAATGAAGCGACCCTAAAAGGAATCTTGGATAACGAGATCGACAATGCGATTGGTTATCTGGAGACTGAGACTACCGAGTCCCGTCGAAAAGCCATTCAGTATTACAACGGCGAAGAGTATGGCAATGAGGTCGAGGGTCGTTCTCGGATCGTTACCCGTGAGGTTGCCGAAGCCATAGACGGTGCAATGCCCGCGCTGATGCGTGTCTTTACGTCCTCGGATGAAGTCGTGGTCTTTGAACCCAAGGGACCGGAAGATGTCGAGATGGCTGAACAGGCCACCGAGTACGCCAACTGGGTGTTCATGCGGGACAACCCCGGAATCTCCGTCCTGCACACGATGATCAAGGACGCTCTGTTGTCCAAGGTCGGGACCGTCAAGGTCTACTGGAAGGACGAGACCGAGGTCAACACCGAGTCTTACAAAGAACTCAGCCAAGACGAACTCACCATGATGCTGATGGACGGTCAGTACGAGGTCGTCAGCCAGGAAGAAATCCAGATCGGCGAAGTACCCGCTCCGGCTCCTGAGTTCTTGCCAGACATGGCTATAAACCAGGCAATTGCCCAAGAGCCTCCCCCGATGGTTCCGGTCTACGCCTACAACGTCAAGGTCAAGAAGATCGACAAGAAGGGCCGGGTGGTCATTGAGAACATCCCGCCCGAAGAGTTCATTGTCAGCAAGAAAACCATCGAACTGCGCGAGACACCGTTTTGCGCCCACCGTCGTCTGGTTACACGTTCCGAACTGGTCGCAATGGGATTTGACCGCGACACGATTGACAACCTGCCGACCTACGAAGATCTGACCTACACGCCAGAGCGCGTGGCCCGCTACTCTAATGGCGAGCAGCCGGATGATCCGAGTCTCGACCCGTCCATGCAAGAGATCGAGGTGTTCGAGGCATACATCCGTGTGGACTACGATGACGACGGGATTGCCGAACTCCGTCGGGTGATCTATGCCGGACAGAATGTCTTAGAAAACGAAGAGATCGACTACCTGCCGTTCTGCTCCATCTGCCCGATTCCTCTGCCCCACAAGTTCTTTGGGCAGTCTTTGGCCGATAGGACGATGGACCTCCAGATCATCAAGTCCACGATCACCCGTCAGATCTTGGACAATATGTACCTGACCAACAATGCGCGGGTCGTTGCGGTAGACGGGCAAGTCAACTTAGACGATCTGCTGACCGTTTCGCCTGGTGGGGTTGTACGAGTTAAGAGTCCACAGGCCGTGTCTCAGTTGGCAGTCCAAGCAGTCGCAGGGCAGTCCTTCCCGATGCTGGAATACATGGACAACATCCAAGCCAAGCGGACGGGTGTGAGCGATGCGTCTCAGGGCCTAGACCCCAACATCCTGCAAAACACGACTGCGGCAGCAATCGCGGCCATGCAAAACGCCGCTGGCTCCAAGATGGAACTGATCGCCCGTATCTTTGCCGAGACAGGGATCAAGGACATCTTCAGGAACATCCTGCACCTACTGACTAAGTACCAAGACAAACCACGGGTCATCCGTCTGCGTGGACGCTTCGTGACAATGGACCCCCGCGAGTGGGATAATGAGTACGACATGACCGTAAACGTCGGACTCGGAACCGGAACCCGCCAGGAACAGATGGCAATGTTGGGAATGGTCATGCAAAAGCAAGAGCAGATCCTCCAGCAGTACGGGCCTACCAATCCTCTGGTTACCGTGGGTCAGTATCGTGCCACCCTCGGGAAGTTCATCGAGGCCGCGGGCTTTAAGGACTCTAGCCGGTTCTTCCGCGAAATCACGCCCGAGTTGGATGCCCAACTGTCACAACCACAGCCACAGCAACAACAACCCGACCCGATGGTCCAGGCATTGATGGCTCAGACCCAAGCCCAGATCGAGGCGATGATGGCAAAGGCCCAGGCAGATATTCAGGTCAAGCAAGAGAAAGCAATGGCCGACATTGCGCTGGCACAGGAGAAAGCCGCCGCCGAGATTGCGCTCAAGCGCCAAGAACTCGCCGCACAGACAAGCATAGACGCAACTGCCGCCGGGATTCGTGCGGTAAGGGGATAGGAATGAACTACTTGGATTTAATCACCGACATCTACCGCGACCAACTAGGCCGCGCCCCAGATGAGGGTGGTCGGAACTTTTATGTCCAGCAACTAACCTCGGGAGCGCTTACCCCCGAGCAGGTGACCCAGCAGATCAACAACAGCACCGAAGGCCAGCGGTTCGATACCCAAGCCATTACCAGCGAGTACCGCACCGAGTTCGGCAGAAACCCCGAGCAGGAGGGCTACCAATACTGGCTAGGCCGTATGCAGACCGATCCCTCGATTGCTGCTAACACGCTCGAATCCTATATCCGTGGAGGTGCTTCTGGGGTAGACGTTGCCGCTATGGGAACGGCTCCCGATCAGTTCATGGAGGTCATGTCCTCTGCCCTGCAAGCAGACCCATTTGCCGGACGGTATATCACCGAGGACTTATACAAGGTCGGCGGTCCTAACCTCTCGACCATCGGAACAGCACAGTATCAGTTCGCCACCCCCGTAAACCTTCAGCCCGTGATATCGTCCTACGACCCAAGAAGCGGCAGATTTACAACCACGGCAGGCCAAGACATTCTTGACCCCAACCGCGTGGCAAACGCAATCTCCATTGCCCGTGGTTCCGGTGCGCTGACAGAACAAGCAGCCAACCGGATAATGTCTGACCTGTCCTCCGCTAGAAACATGGACGATGTATACACAGCCCTCTCCCGCCCCCAGGCTGGAGTCGTTGTGGACCGCCTGTACGGGATGCAACTCGGAGAAGATGTGGACATGGCAACCGCCCGCAAGGAGGCACTAGACCGCACCAAGGCATTGGAGGCGTTTGACTACACCCCCTCATACGCGGCGTTTGGTGACGAACTTACAAGGCTCAACATTGCCAACCCGTTTGCCGCCAGCGCTTACACGGCTAGGACTGCCGCAACCCCAGATGTTGTAGCCACGCAACAGACCCTCCCCGGATTGTTGGCAAGAACGATCAACCAATCCTTTGGTGGCTCAAACTTTGTACCCACCCCGCTGACAGGACAGTTCTACTCCGAGCAAGGACTAGAGACAGGCTTTGTTCCGTTTGGTCAACAGGGCGCTCCAACCTTCCGCTCTGGGGTCGCAGGCTACAACGAGATGCTGCCAACGGGGTTCCAGTTCGGCGCTCCCGTAATCCAGGCCCCCGTGAACGTATTTACGCCGGGTAGGTTCAACCCAGACGCGGCGGGCTATACGCAGGAAGGAATACCGATCCTTGAGGTGGCACAGAACAACCCGAACACCCAGCCCACCCGATACTTTGACGCCCAAGGCAATGTCATAAGGTTTACTGGCCCATCACCCGACGTATTGGCGAACCAAGGTGGAACTTGATAACCCCGCGCTGAGAGCGCAGAACCTACTGACCGACGAGTTTTTTACTACTGTTGTGGAAAAACAACGGGACTTGTATATTCGCAACATTATCAACAGCCAACCCGAAGAGTCGGGTGTCCGAGAGGACGCCTACATAAAGATTCGGGCGCTGGATGAATTTATCGCCACCCTAGATTCGATGGCCCGACAGCCGGAGATAGAAAAGAAGCGATTCAAGATTTTTTAATTACTAGGAGTCACAGATGGACGACAGCAACCCGCAAGGGACTGGCAAAACCGTAGACCAGGCCGCCGCAAGCATCTTCGATATGCTTGAACCCCAACAGCCAGAGGGCCAAGTTGAGGAACGACAAGAGGAAGAAACCGCAGAATATGTGGAAGAATCCGAACCCGAAGAGGTAGAGGCATCAGAGGAAACCCAAGAGGAAGTCGAAGAACCGCCCAGGTATCGCGTCAAAGTTGGCAGCGAAGAACTTGAGGTCGATCTAGACGAACTCATCAAGGGCTATTCTCGAACCTCGGACTACACCAAAAAGACGCAAACTCTAGCGGAACAGCGCAAGGCGATAGAGGCCGAGAAAGCACGCATAGAGGAAGCCGCCAAACTTCGTGACCAGTACGCCCAAAGGCTAGGGTTAGTAGAGCAAATGCTCACCCAGCAGCCGGAGGAAAATCTCGCAGAACTCAAAGAAACCGACCCCATTGCCTACGCAGTTAGGGTTGCGGAACGAGCCGAGCGAGACAAGCAACTTGCCGCCGTAAGACAAGAACGTCAGCAACTAGCGATGCGACAGCAAGCGGAGCAACAGGAACGCCTGAGAACACATCTTTCCTCGGAAGCCGAGAAGTTAAAAGCGGCCATTCCTGAGATGGCAGATGAGGTTAAAGGCGAGGTTATCCGCAAAGAGATCAAGGACTTTGCCCGCTCTATCGGGTTTAGCGAGCAAGAACTCGCGTCAGTCTACGACCATCGTGCAGTCCTGACCTTGTATAACGCGATGCAATGGCAAAAGTTGCAACAGGGAAAACCGCAGGCCACCAAGAAGGTCGCCGAGGCTCCCAAGATGCTCAAAGCCGGAACGACTGGCAAACAGTCCACCGCAGAGCAAGATGCAATGAAAAAGATGCGTGCCAAACTCGCCAAGACTGGCGATAGACGGGACGCTGCCCGATTATTTGAAAAATTTATCTAGGAGTTAAAAAATGGCTGTTCCTTCAAATACCTACCTGCGCTACACCTCGATTGGTGTGCGCGAAGATCTGTCTGACGTCATCTAAACTGTCTGGATGACGATAAAACTGGGTGAATTGCTGGAAAACCTGACCGCGTAAAGGCGAAGACAATCAGCAGCCAAGCCGCAAATGTAAGGCGAAAGCCCCAGGGTTGCGGAAGGTTCAGAGACTAGGTGGTGACGAAAGGATAATCCACCCACGAGCGCCCAGCACCGAAAGGTGATGATATAGTCCGACCTGCATAGAAATATGCAGAAGCCGAGGATAAAGAGCCACGGCGATAACAAAAGGTTAGTAATTTGTTAGTGATTACTAACTTTATGATGACATTTCACCTACTGACACACCGATCATGTCCTCGATTGGGAAGTCGAAGGCCTCGAACACCCTGCACGAGTGGCAGACGGATTCGCTGGCCGCTGCAACGACCAACAACGCCCTGATCGAAGGCGACGATGCGACTGCTGCTTCGCTCTCCCCGACCGTTCGTCTGACCAACTTTACACAGATCGTTGGTAAGACTGTTCAGATCTCCGGCACGCTGGAAGCAGTTGACAAGGCTGGCCGTAAGTCTGAGAAGGCTTACCAGTTGGCTAAGGCTTCGTCCGAGATCAAGCGCGACATCGAGCAAATCCTGACCGCTAACCAAGCCAAGTCCAACGGTACTGCTACTTCCGCAGCCCGTAAGATGGGTGCGTTGCTGTCATGGATCACGACCAACGTGTCCAAAGGTTCCGCTGGTACGAACCCGACTGGTGATGGTTCGGATGTTCGTTCCGACACCACGACCCGCACGTTCCTCGAGTCCATGCTCCAGAGCGTTGCACAGCAGATCTTCTCGTCTGGTGGCACACCGAAGTTGCTGGTTGTTCCCCCGGGCCTGAAGGCTACGACGTCCGGCTTTACCGGCGTTGCTGCACAGCGTTATGTGACCGGCGCAGAGCCGACCACTATCGTTGCTGCCGCAGGTGCATACCTGTCGGACTTCGGTCTCATCAGCATCGTTGCTGACCGCTTTATGCGTAGCACGGACGCGCTGGTGCTTGATCCTGAGTACGCAGCCCTGGCTTACCTCCGTCCGTTCCAGACCAACGACCTGGCAAGAACTGGTGACTCTGAAAAGACCCAGATCCTTGCCGAGTTGACGCTGGAGATGCGGAATGAGAAGGCTCACGGCGGTATTTTTGATATCAAAGCAGCCTAAAGTGTTGTAGAATCGGGGGCGGGTTATTCCCGCTCCCGTTTTCGGAGGGAAAGTGCGTAAACTTGGAACTGAGGTGGTCAACGGAGAAGTCCGAACCACTTATGCAGACAACGAAGGTAACCTGATTACCAAAGCGGAGTCCAACTTGGCTCCGATCATCGAGGCCAACAAAGCCTCTTATAACTCAACAGATGAACGAGCGCGGTGGGGCAACGGCCAACTGGTCGCAGATATACCGTTTCCGGTCATCGAGGATCTGAACCGACAAGGAATCCTGCGTGGATTTGCGGTGATGGACCAGAAAAGAATGAAAGCATGGCTGAACAACCCGGATAATCGGCTCTTCCGTACCCGACCCGGCAAAGTTTGAGGAGAAAAGATGGGCAAGAAAAAGGGGCATAAGGTCGCCGTTTGCGTTCCTACGCGTGGCGAAATGGAAGTTGGCACAGCGTTTGACCTAGCACTCATGTGCGGGTACGACTCAAGATTCAGAAAAGACGGTCAGCAAGCCTTATACACCGTTGCAGGAACCCTGATCTTCGATCAGCGTGAGAAGTTAGCAGAAACAGCCTTAAAAGAAGGCGCGGATTATATCCTTTGGGTAGATGCAGATATGCGGTTCCCAAAGAATACGATTCAACACTTGATTTCGTTGGACAAGGACATCGTTGGGGCCAACGCCACGACCCGAGTCCCGCCGATCCACGGCACAGCAAAGAACGCCTGGATCAACAAAGAAGAAAAGACGATCACCTGGCAGAAGATCTCCTCTAAAGACAAGAAAGGTCTTGAGCGGGTGACCGCGATTGGGTGCGGCGTGATGATGGTGAAGGCAGATGTCTTTAGAAACACGCCCCGTCCTTGGTTTTGGTTTGAGCAACTCCCCGGTGAAAAACTACTGGGTGAGGATGTGTATTTCTGCGTGAAAGCGCACGATGCAGGTTATGAAACATGGGTGGATCACGACTTCTCTAACGTGATCGGCCATGTCGGTTCCCACACATTTGGATGGCACGATGTAGCCAGTAAGGAAGAAGATGGCTCTGACGAGTTACTCTACACTAAAGACGGCAGTTGCGAACTATCTTGGGCGCAGCGACCTGACCAGCCAGATTCCTGATTTCATCACGCTGGCAGAACTCCGTCTATCGCGGGAGATTCGTACCCGCAAACTGCTGAAGTCTGTAACTACAACCACCACGGCTGGCGACTCTACCGTTGCCCTACCCTCAGACTTTCTGGAACTGCGGGACATTTACCTAGACGGCAACCCCCGTATTTCCCTGCAATACCTCTCCCCGTCTACGTTTACCCGCAACGCCCAGGCCACGGTGTCTGGCAAGCCCGCTGTTTACACGACGCTTGCACAGGAGTTTGAGTTCGCACCGATTCCTGACAAAGCCTACACGGTGGAGTTGCTGTATTACTTCAAGCCCGTTGCGATGTCCGATAGCGTGGCGTCCAACGAGTTCTTGGCTAACTATCCCGATGCGCTGTTGTACGCTTCCCTAGCAGAAGCCGAGCCGTACCTGATGAACGATGCACGAATCCAGGTCTGGTCAAGTATGTATGACCGCGCCATTGCCAACATCAGCGTGTCGGATGAGGACTCAGAGTTCTCTGCCGTTCCCCTTCAAATGTCTGTTACTACGAGGTAATCATGTCTGAAATGTCAAATTATCTGGAGAACGGTCTGCTGAACGCAGTTCTCCGCAACACGTCTTACACCTCCCCCACCACCGTTTACGTTGGTCTTTACACCTCCAACCCGGACGAGGGCAACACAGGAACCGAGGTGTCGGGTAACTCTTACGCCCGCAAGTCTGCGACCTTTGGTGCGCCGTCTAACGGGGTTTGCACAAACTCTGCCTCTGTGGAGTTTGACCAGGCAACAGGCTCTTGGGGAACGATCTCCCATGTAGGACTCTTGGACGCCATTACCTCTGGCAACCTCTTGTTTTACACGGACATCACGACCTCCAAGACCATTGAGACCGGAGACATCTTCAAGATCGCCGCTGGTTCGCTGAGTGTCACCCTTGCCTAATGCTCACCTTAGAGCAGTTAGATCAACTCGGCACGCTGGACTCGATGCCGCAGTACCCAATGGACGCCACATGGTATGTGGACAAGGTGTGCGGTCCGTGGACGCTAGATGCGATGGACGCGTTTGGCACGCTAGACTCACTAAAACTGGCGATGGATTCCGAAGCATGGGGAACCGCCTGTATTTACTTTGACGCACCCGCACAGATAACCGCCTCCGGAACCATGAGCGCAACCGCTCAACGAGAGCGGCAAGGCCAGGCATTGATTACCGCATCCGGCGCAATGCAAGCCGGTGGGTTTGCAATCCGTTCCGGTCAGGCACTTATTGCCGCCAGCGGGTCTTTAACAGCAACCGGACTTCGAGAGCGATTCGGTAGTGGGGCAATATCTGCCACAGGAACCATGTCTGCAACCGCAAACACGGTCAAGCAAGCAGAGGCCCAAATTTCGGCTTCTGCGGCGTTTTCTGCCACAGCCTTTAGGATCACTCAAGGCCAAGCACTTATCGCCTCTAGTGGCACATTAAGCGCGTTTCCGGTCCGTATTCGGACGGCAGATGGTGCAATTAGCGCAACCGGGACTTTGACCGGCGCTGGTATCAGACTTCGGACGGCAAGCGGTGCAATATCTGCTACTGGAAGCATGTCGGCCACGGGCGGGTTTGTTGCATCTGCACAAGCCGCCATATCTGCAACCGGATCTATGTCGGTTACGGGCAACGCAACATTTTCCGCATCTGCACAAATCTCTGCCTCCGCGACCGTGGTGGCAAGCGGGGTGCGGTTGGGTGATAACTGGGGTCCGGTGACCCCGGGATCAGAGACTTGGACGCCGACCTCTATTGGGTCGGAAACCTGGACAAATGTCTCGGGCAGCGCAAACACATGGACGGACGTTCCTGTTACCTCGGACACTTGGACAACTAATTCTGCTGGAAACAACACATGGCTCGGATAGATTTTGGTGAATGGTTGCCTGACCAGCCCGGACTGACGGGAGTGGTCAAAGAGGCGCTCAATGTCGTCCCGCAAGCCGTGGGATACGGCCCCCTGCGAACCCCTGTGGATTACTCTCAGTCTGCCTCGGAAAACATCAACAACGTGGTGGCAGGCAGAAACCCCGCTTCGGGAAATACCGAAGTATTTGCTGGCGGGGCTACCAAGTTGTTTAAGTTGGACTCAAACGACCTGTCCTTGGATGACGTATCTAAGGCTGGTGGGTACTCAACCCCAAGCGAGCAGAAGTGGCGCTTTACGCAGTTCGGCAACGTCCTGATCGGCGCAAACGCACAGGCCAAGTTGCAAGCATGGACGCTCGGAACCTCAACCGCGTGGGCTGATCTGGCCGCAGACGCCCCCACGGCACGTTATCTGACCGTTGTCCGTGATTTTGTGGTCACGGGATACACCTCGGGAACCGACCCCCAGAAGGTGCAATGGTCGGGGATTAACGATGAAACCCAATGGACCGCCAGTTCGACCAACCAGTCGGACTACCAAGTCATTCCTGACGGTGGATCTGTGCAGGGTATTACGGGTGGTGAGTTTGGACTCGTGCTGATGGAGCGTTCCATATACCGTATGTCCTACGTTGGAACCCCGACGATATTTCAGTTCGACAACATCTCCCGAAACCTTGGGTGCTTTGAGGCCAACTCAATTGTTCAGTATCAGGGCATTACCTATTTCCTGTCTGATGACGGGTTTTACGCCTGTAACGGCACGCAGGTCATCGGAATCGGCGCAGAAAAGATTGATCGGTTCTTCTTTGCAGACCTAGATGAGTCGTATTCTTACAAGATGTCGGCAACTGTCGATCCGATCAAGAATCTGGTGGTGTGGGCCTACCCATCCTCAGGTTCCAACGGTCAGGTGGACAGCCTGATGATCTATAACTTTGAGACAAAGAAGTGGTCTCACGCAGATGTCACCGTGTCCTTTGTGGCGCAGTCTGCAACCCCCGCCTACACGCTCGAAGCATTGGACGCCTTTGGGACGGTGGACACGATTACCACGAGTTTTGACTCCCGCATCTGGACGGGTGGTAAGTCGCAGTTCGTGGGTGGAAATAACGCAAAGATCGTGACCTTCTCAGGCTCTAGCCTTACCGGAACCATCCAGACGGGAGACATTGAGGCTCCGGGTCAAACTAGCACGATTAACATGACGCGTCCTCTTGTAGACGGCGGTGCTGCGGACGTAGCAGTTGCTACCAGAAATCGTCTTGTAGACGCTGTAAGTTTCGGTAGTTATACTTCTGCGGACAGCGAAGGTCGCGCCGCACTTAGAACTACGGGACGTTACCACCGCTTGTCGGTGCAGCCCTCTGGCAGTTGGACAACCGCCATTGGGATTGACTTTGACCTCTTGCCCGCGGGTAGACGATGACATTTCGGGTTTTGCCGTATCAGGGTGGATCGCCACGGGAGATTTCCGAGGTGGTCAACAACATTATGAATGGCAAGACCAACAACACGGGGTCGGTCACACTTGCTACGGGTGGTGCGACGACTACCACGATTACCGATGCGCGGATTGGCTACGGCTCCAAGGTCATTTTATTGCCGACCTCGCAGACAGCAGCAAGCCAAGAGTTCCCCTACGGGTCGTTTAGTAGTAGCGCAGACCAGACGATTGCCAGTACGACCACCGCGTATGCGATGACATTTAACACCACGGACTTTTCTGATGGCGTGACGTTATCCAACAACTCTCGATTGGTGGCTGGGTATTCAGGGATTTATAACTTGCAGTTCAGCGCACAGTTAAACAACACCAACGTACAGATTCAAGACGCAAGCATTTGGTTTCGCAAGAACGGCACAGACATTGCAAATAGCAACAGCGACTTTTCCGTACCTAATAGTCATGGCGGCACAGACGGACGTTTGATTGCTGCGTTAAATTTTTATGTAAATCTTGCAAAAGACGATTACATAGAGATTATGTGGAGCGCAACCAGTACCAACGTGTCATTAGAGCAAATACCAACGAGAAGCAGCCCAACCAGACCTGCAACACCGTCCGTGATTGCGACCATGCACTACCTGTCAACAAACGGCTACACGACAAATGTTTACTTTGATCCCTACGTTTCTGCCACGGCAAACGGTAGCGCAACCATATCTCATGCGCCCAATACGACTGCTGGCAAGACGTTTGACTATGTGATTGTTGGATGATCGAGATACGAAACATCCAACCGCAAGAACTTAAAGGCTGGTGGAAGTTTGTAAAACCGGGGTTGGAGACCATTCTCAAAAAATCCCCGGAGGAGTGGATTCCTGAAGATGTATACGCCCAATGCTTTTGCAAGAACGCACTACTTTGGGTGTTCGTAGAAGAGAACAAGCCTCTGGGCTTTGCAATCCTCGTAGTAAGACCTGAGTCTGTCCATGTGTGGTGTCTGTGGGCGGCGGTCAGAGACAGGATGCGCGAAGGCTCAGAGATATTTTGGCAGACGTTGCGTGAAGGCAACATCAAAAAGGTGACGTTTGAGTCTCACCGTAAGGGCTGGGACAAGATCGCACGCGAATATGGTTTTTCACCCCGTAGTTGGGTAAAGGAGTTAGCATGAGTGGTGGTGGCGGCACAAATACCGTAACAAGGACGGAACTTGATCCGACGATGCGTCCCTACGTCCAGTACGGACTGTCAGAGGCACAGCGTCTTTATCAGACCCCCAATGTTCCGCAGTATTACCCCGGACAGACCTACATCGGTCCCTCCCAGCAGACACAGACTGCATTAGAGGCGGCGCAGACCCGCGCCACTATGGGCAACCCTCTCGTTCCTGCGGCACAGCAACAACTCTTGGGAACCATACAGGGCAACTTCTTGGGTGGTCCACGGCTTGTTACCGACCCCGCAACGGGCCAAGTAACCACGGTGGCCGGTGGAAATCCGTACCTCGAGGCAGCGCTACTGCCCGGGTTCCAAGCCGCGCAACGCCAGTACGAAGGCGCAACCAACACAGCCCTGTCCAACTTCTCCCGCGCCGGGAGATACGGTTCCAGAGCGATGCAAGGCGCGTTGACCAACATTGGTGGCGAGTTTGCCCGCGCACTTACAGGAGCCGCTGGTCAACTTGGCTATGCCAACTACGGAGACGAGCGTGGACGCCAGATGGCCGCAATTGGAGCCGCCCCAAGTTTAGCCGCTCAGGATTACGCTGACATTCAACAAATGGCAAACATCGGTCAGCAGGCCGAGGCATATCAGGAAATGGCCCTGCAAGACGCCATTAACCGCTACAACTTTGCCCAGCAAGCACCTTACACAAAACTCCAATCCTTCCTCTCTGGAGCCTACGGTGCGCCGTCGGGTATGCAACAGACCACCCCGGTGTATAGGAACCCGCTGGCTGGCGCGGTTGGTGGTGCGCTTACCGGCGCTGCACTCGGTGGAACCGGATCAGGTTCAATGTTTAGCCCACAACAGGGTGCGCTGGGCGGTGCATTATTGGGTGGGTTGTTGAGATGAGCGGGGCAGAGTTTCTGTTGGCTAGTGGCCCTGCTGCTACGGCAGCAAACGCTACGATGGCTGGCGCTGCGCTGGGTACTGGTTTAACAGTTCCGGCAACCGCTTTGGCGGGCGAATTTATAGCCGGAGCGCCGTTGGTTTCATCAATGTCTGCCCCCATCAGCACCGGGTTACAAGCCATTGCCTCTGCCGCCCCAAGCGCATCAGCACCAATGTTTGCAAGCACGCTGTCGCCCGCCGCCCAAGCCGCAGGAATAACACTAGGTAGTGGTTTAATCCCCCAAGCAGGAGCCACATTAGGAACCGCATCACAAGCGATTGCCCCCATGCAGGCGCTTAACCTTGCAAGAACGGGGTTGCAACTTACACAATCTGGCGGGCAGAGAACTTCTTATAGTCCACCTAGACTTAACCGTGGCCGAGAGGTGACGCTAGCAGAGCCGGTGCAAAGCCTGTTGGAAACACAACCCATGCGCCGCCGTAAAGATATGTTGTCGCTCATTTAGGAACAGATATGAACGGACTTTTAGACCAAAACCCAACATTACTGTCTGCCCTCGGAATCAACCCCGAGGACTTGCGCCGCCAACAGCAACAGGCTGGATTGCTTTCCGCTGGACTGCAACTCTTGGCCGGTTCTGGATATTCCCCAGTTCGCCAAAGCACAGGACAGTTACTTGGTCAGGCAGGACTTGCTGGAGTGCAGGGGATGCAACAGGCTGGAGAAACTGCGATTGACCGCGCACTCAAGGGATTACAAGCGCAAGACTTCGTTCGTAAGCAACAGGAAGCACAAGCCATCAGGACACTTGCACCACAACTTTACAGAACAGAACAGGCTCCGCTCCCGCCAACAGACGAACCCGGTGGTTACATACCAGGCGCAATTCAACCACAAACCCGACAAGTGCTAAATCAGGCCGTGGTTAATCAGTTGATGTCTACTCCTGCTGGAATGGAGTACCTGACAAGCCGTGTAAAGGCACAACGTGAACTTGCTGGAAAAACAGAAGTTGTAGAGATTTTTAGCCCTACCGGACAACCAATGAAGGTTCGATATAACGTCGATACTGGAGACTTTACGCCTCTCGGTGGAGAAAAAGCAGAGCCATTTGTACAGATTGACCGCGGGAATGTAATTGAACTGCGTCGTACTAGCGGCCAACTAATTGGAACGCTGTCAAAAGGTGCTGCTCCTGTTGCTCCGTCATTCACAATGACTGATTTTGGTGTTCTCAATACCAAGACCGGACAGGTTGTGCCGCCAACAGATGCTCAAGGTAGACCAATAGCAATTGATACAACAATAAAGGCTAGTGAAGATGAGCGTAAATCTGCTGGATTTTATTCGCGGATGAGAGAATCAACAGCAATCATTAACGGACCATTATTAGATGCCCAAGGCAAACCCATTCTTGATAAAAATGGTAATCCTGTAACCATTGCTGACGCCGGTTCAAAACCAGAAATCTTTGCAGAGGTTGTTGGTGGAATTGTTCCAAATTGGATGGGTGGTCAGGCAGCACAAAATTTTGCTACATCTCCAATTCGCCAACAATATGAAAATGCCCAACAAAACTGGGTGAGAGCGAACCTGCGTGCTGAATCTGGCGCTGCAATTGGTGTAGATGAAATGAGAAAAGAAATTGAAACATATTTCCCTCAAGTTGGTGATTCAAAAGAAAGAATTGCACAAAAAGCAAAACTTAGAGAATCAACCGAAAATGCAATGAAAACTCGGGCAGGGCGTGCAATTTCAACAAAACCGCGAAATGTAACCGTGGACTATTAAATATGGCATATTCCATTACCACAAAAGACGGGATAACAATAAATAACATCCCTGACGATGTGCCGCCAGATTCACAAGAATTAAAAGATAGGGTTGCGGCTATTCGCGCTGGGCAAACTGAAAGACCAACACAACCAGTCGCACAACCACAGGAAGGTCCGTCAATTGGTCAGCAACTTGGCCGACAGGCTGGGCTTACTGCCCGCGCCGTTCCTGGTGCTATTGCTAGCACGCTTGGATTAGTTGGAGATCCTTTAAACGCCCTAATCAACATGATTACTGGCAGCAAACTCCAAACCATTAGCGGCGCTACGGAAAACTTGCTGACCCGTGCTGGATTGCCAGAACCACAGTCCACCGCAGAAAAGATTGTGTATGACATCAATCGTGCGGCTTTGGGGACGGCTGGTCCTGGTGCGGCAATTCGTGCCGTCACACCTCAAGCACCAGTTCGTGTTGCTCCACAGGCAAGAGTAGAACCAACCTTTGTCCCACCTGTTGCTCCAACAAGTCCTGCCGCAGTCGCACAACAGGCTTTAGTTGAGAATCTTGGATTGCAGACTACCGGAGCCGTTGGCGGGACTTTGGCCGCGCAACTTGCCGCCCAAGCGGGTGCTGGACCAGTAGGACAGATTGCGTCAGGTCTTGCTGGTGGCGTATTAGCCCCTGGCGCTGCTCAGACCATAGGTGGCAGAACCGTTACGGGTGGTCGTGAGGCTGTTCGACCATTTACAGAAGCCGGGCGAGAAGTGATTGCAGGTAACGTATTACGTCAATTATCTGCAAGCCCAGATGTTGCCGCCGCCCGCGCCGCTGGTTACGAAGCCAGAATTCCTGGGTATCAACCAACAACCGCACAAGCAACACGGGATGTTGGCTTGGTATCTGCCGAGCCTACAATTCGCGCTATGGACACCACGGGAAGGTTTGTGGCACAGCAAAGTGCTGCCAATCAAGCCCGTATGACGATCCTAGATCGCATGGCAAAAGACAAAGCAGATATAGAGTCTGCAATTGCCAAACGAGATGAAGTCACAGATCCCCTGCGTGAACAAGCGTTTGCTCGGTCTACCGTTAGCCCAGAGATGTTCCAATCAAGCGTTGTTTTGACGGTCAATAAAACAATAGATGACATTCTTGCGTCCCCAATGGGAAAACGTGGAACTGTCATAAGCGTTATGGATGATGCAAAAGCAGATATTTCTAGAGCCACATCACCACAAGAGTTATACGAAATCCGCAAGGATCTGCGTGCCGCACAACTTGGTCAACTAGATAAATCTGGCCGTGGCGGTCCAAGTGCAGGCGCTTATAAGGTAGCGGGAACGCAACTCAACCAAGTCATTCGAGCCGTAGACGACGCAATTGAAGCAACCGCTCCTGGTTATAAAAACTACTTAGACAAGTATTCAAAGGCCAGCAAGGGGATTGAGTCTTTAGAGGCCGCGCAAGCATTTAGAAGCAAAGTATTGCTTACGACACCCGATCCAATTACAGGCCAATATCTGATTTCTCAGCCAGCATTTACGCGGGCAATCAGAGAGATTGAAAAGGGTGGGTTTGAGGGTCTGTCAACGACTCAGATCGGAACCTTAAAACGAGTCAGCAAAGACTTAGATGATGGCGTACTTACCCGGGCGGGGAAAATGCCTGGCTCCGACACGTTTAAGAATATGTCTACGGCCAACGTCATTGGCGGGATTATTGGCAAGCAGATATTTGGCGAGACCAGCCCATTTTTACAAAAGGTTACGGCCCCGCTAAATTGGCTTTACAACGGCACAGATGACCGTATTCGAGAGTTGCTTGTAGACGCCATGCTGGACCCCAAACTTGCCTCAAGGCTTATGGGCAAGGCAACAACCACCAATATAGAATCAATTGGACAGGAACTTCAACGCCGCGCCATTAACCTTGGCTACGGATCAATTTTCGGACTTACGGAGTAAGAAATGCCCAAAGTAAAGATCAGCGAATACTCGCAAACCGCAGCGAATAACACCGACATCAACAGCATTAACCTTGCAGAAGGTATGCTGCCATCGGATGTGAACAATGCCATCCGTGAGTTGATGAAGCAACTCAAAGACTTCCAAGTCGGCGCACAGGGTGACGGGGCGACATTCTCCTCCCTGAACCTGACCACCACGCCTTTGGCCGTAGGCTCTGGCGGTACGGGGGCGACATCCTTTACCTCTGGATCGCTTCTGAAAGGCTCGGGAACCTCTGCGGTCACGGTAGCAACTGCTGGTACAGACTACCCCGGACTAGCGACTGCCCAGACCTTTACCAAAGGACAACGCGGTGCAATCGTTACCCTTACAGACGGTGCTACGGTAACCCCTGACATGGCTGACGGCAATAACTTCTCCCTGACACTAGGTGGAAACCGGACTTTGGCTAACCCCACAAACCTGACCGCAGGACAGTCTGGTTCTATCTTTCTAGTCCAAGACGGTACGGGTTCCCGCACGCTGGCCTATGGCTCATATTATGACTTTGCAGGCGGTACAGCCCCGACCCTTACGACCACGGCAAATGCTGTGGATCGGATTGACTATGTAGTGCGTTCCACCACATCCATCCATTGTGTCTTTACGGCGAACTACTCATGAGCATTATTAACTCTCAGCCTCTTATCGGGGCTTCTGGTCAGTCTACGGGATATAAGATCGAGCGCAGCCTACGGTTTAACTCTGCAGATAGTGCGTATCTGAACAGGACTCCTGCAAGTGCTGGTAACCGCAAGACTTGGACTTGGAGTGGTTGGGTCAAAAGAAGTGGTTTAGGAACTGCTCAAATTTTTTGGTCAAGCGGAACATCAAATTTAGAGACAGCGTTTTATTTCGTATCTACCGATAAACTTTCTATTTATCAATTTAATAATCCATCGTATGAGATCAATTTAGGAACAACTCAAGTATTTCGTGATGTTGGAGCGTGGTATCACATTGTAATTGCTGTTGATACAACACAAGCAACTTCTTCTAACAGGGTAAAACTGTATGTAAACGGCGTTCAAGTAACCGCTTTTGATACATCAACATACCCAACTTTAGATCTTTTAACAGCAACAAATAACAACGTATCACACATGATTGGTCGTTCTGTTGATGCAACTGGTTATTATTTTCCCGGCTACCTAACCGAAGTCAACTTCATTGACGGTCAAGCCCTAACCCCATCCTCCTTCGGTGAAACCAACGCTGACACCGGCGTATGGAAGCCTAAAGCCTACTCTGGCTCTTACGGTACTAACGGCTTTTATCTCAAGTTTGCTGATAACTCTGGCACGACCAGCACAACATTAGGCAAGGACTCCAGCGGAAACGGTAACAACTGGACGCCTAATAATTTCTACGTTGGGCCGGGAACTACTAACGCTGAGAAAGCAGGGATTGACTCGCTGGTAGACACGCCTACACCGTATGGCACAGACACAGGTGCGGGTGGCGAGGTAAGGGGTAACTACTGCACGCTGAATCCGTTGTCAACAACATCCTCTGCCGGGACATTAAGCAACGGAAATCTTGATTTTTCTTCAGGAAGCGGTTTCGGCACATCGCCCGCAACGATTGCCGTTTCTTCTGGCAAGTGGTATTGGGAGGTTACTGCGGGAAGCAATATCTTAGAAATTGGAATTGTTAAAACAACAGCATCATTGAGCAGCACAACTGGAAGCACGGCTGATGGATATGCCTATTACGGATTTAACGGTAACAAAGTAAATAATGCCTCTTATACGACCTATGGAGCGTCATATACATCTGGTGATGTGATTGGTGTGGCTTTAGATTTAGACGCAGGAACACTTGTTTTTTATAAAAATAATTCTAGTCAAGGAACTGCATTTTCAAGTTTAACTGGCACTTTTTATCCTGCTGTTTCCGATGGCACTAGTGGCTCTGGGTTGACGCTTTCAATCAACTTTGGCCAGCGTCCCTTTGCCTACACCGCACCATCAGGCTTCAAAGCACTCTGCACACAGAACCTACCGACACCGACCATAGGTGCGACTAGCGCAACAAGGGCTAACAAATACTTTGATGTGGTGCTGCGTACCAGTAACGGTAATGTCGGTGGAACTTACTCAACCACAGTCAACATGAGCAACGGCGCTTGGCTATGGGACAAAGGACGCAGCATCAACTCAAGTCATTATCTTTTGGATTCTGTGCGTGGCATCAGCAAGACATTATCTTCAGATACCACAGGCGCAGAGGCAAATTACCCGAATTGGTTTACAAATTTTGGCAGCAGTTCATTTACCACAGGCTCGGATGATTATACCG